ACCGTACTTCGATCGCCACTTGTAGAACGTCGCCGAGCTGATGCCCAGCTCCCGGCACAGTTCGGGTACCGCAAGGCCGGCTTCCACCCGTTTGATGGCTTCGATGATCTGGCTGTCCGTGAATCGTGACTTCTTCATGCTGTAGAACTCCTCAACGAGAAAATTCTACTTCTGACCTCAACGCTTTTGCGGGGGGATTACCGCTCACTCGTGGGCACGCTGAATGAGCGCAGCGAAAAACAAACGCCGGCACGACAGGGACGGGGGGCGCTTCTTGGCCCTGCCGCATGTCGTCATGGAGTCTGAAGCCTTCAAATCGCTGACGGGGCATCAGGTCAAGCTGCTGGTGGATATTGCCATGCAATTGACGGCGGGTAACACTAACAACGGAAGGCTGTCCGCTTCATGGCGTTACCTGTCGGAGGATCGAGGATGGACAAGCAAAGACACGATCCGCAGTGCATTGACCGTCCTAGAGGAACGCGGACTGATTTTCTGCACCCGCAAGGGCAGGCTTCCTAAGGTGGCCGCCTGGTACGCCGTCTGCTGGTTGCCCCTGCATCACCATCCCGATATGGATTGCGGGCCGCAGGCACTACCGCGTGGCGCTTACGTCCGATGGACAGAAGAAAACGCATTCCCTTGCCCGAAAACCGTACTTAAGAGTGATCCCATTGGCCCGAAAACCGTACTTAGCGCCTAATCTATAGGCCCGAAAACCGTACTTGTAGGGCAATTTTTCGGAAATTCATAAGCCCGAAAACCGTACACCTTCTAGATATACCATCTGCACCAGGAGAGCACACAATGAACAAGCCCCGAGTGACTGAACTTCGCGTGGACGGTTTCGACGTCGGCCTTTTTTGGGTGGCACTGAACGACCTAAGGCCATATGGCGCAACAAGGGAACAGGCCATAAAGGCGTTCTGCAATCAACAGGGCTACAAGCATAGCGGCCAGGTCGTATTCGACGACGCCGAATACATCGTCGTCAGACCGGTCGCCCGTAGCAATTAACCAACATCAAGAAAATATTTATCATCCGCCAAAATCCACCACCGTTTTCATTCAATTAGGCATATTGCGCGGCCCCTGTTGGAATGCTATTTACTGTACGGAAATACAGTATTTCATCCTATAGGAAACGATATGCCCACCATTCACGAAATCCGCGAGACCCGCGCCGCCAAGGTGGCCGAAGCCCGCGCCCTGCTTGATAGCGGAAAAACGCTAACGGCTGACCAGCAAGCCAAGTTCGACGCCTTGAAGGCAGACATCGAAGGCTTGGAACAGCAAGAAGCCCGCCAGCAATTCATCGACGAAGCAGAACGCCGTTCCGGTGGTGAGCCGGTGTCCCCCGGCACCGACAGCCTGGAATCGCTCGAAAAGCGTGTATCCCTGCTGGACGTGCTGCAATCCCAGATGGAAGGCCGCGCCCTGAACGGTGCTGCCGCCGAATACAGCCAGGAAGCCGAACGCCGCACCGGACGCAAGGCCCAAGGCGCTTTCGTTCCCCTGGCGCTGCTGGAACAACGTGCCAACACCACGTCCAGCGCATCGGAGATTGTGCCGACCGTCCACCGTGCTGACCAGTACATTGGCCCGCTGCGTGAAGCCTTGGTGGCCCGCCGTATGGGTGTCCGTGTGCTGACTGGTCTGCGTGGCAACCTGTCCATCCCGAAATATGGCAGCGGCCTGGAAACTGGCTGGGTGGCCGAAGGGGGTGCGGTGCCGGACGGTGATATGTCGTTCGACAGCGTGACGCTGGGGCCGAAGCACGTTGGTGGCAAAACCGAAATGAGCCGTCAACTGATTCAGCAATCCAGCCCGGAAATCGAGCAGCTTGTACGAGATGACTTGGCCTTCCTGATTGCCAAGCAAATTGACCGCGCCATCATCACCGGTTCCGGCACCGGCAATGAGCCGCTGGGCGTGCTGAACTACACCGGCAAGCAAACCGGCAGCCTGTCCAGCCTGACCTGGGCCAACGTCCTGGCCTTCGCGCAGAAGCTGGAAGATGAAGAAATCTTCGGCGGTTCGTGGCTGACGACCGGCACCGGCAAGACAATCCTGGCATCCACCTTGAAAGAAACTGGCCTGCCGGGTTATCTGCTGGAAGGTGGCCGCATGGCTGACCGCCCGCTGTCTGTAACCCGTGCGCTGGAAGATGACAGCAACGGTACGCCGATCATCCTGGGCGACTTCTCGCAAGTCCTGCTGGGTGTGTGGTCTGAACTGGATGTGTTGGTGAACCCGTTTGCTGAGCCAGCCTACAGCCGTGGCGGCGTGGTGGTTCGTGCGATGGCGACGGTGGGCACGGCCTGCCGCCATGAGCAAGCCTTCGTGGTTGCCAACGACCTGAGCGCCTGACCATGACGACGCTGGAACGCCGCGCCGCAACCAGCCTGACGGTGAGCAATCGCCGCCTGGTGGGCTATGCCGCGCGATTCAACACCGAGGCCCGGATAGCAGACTTCCGCGAAGTCATCCGGCCCGGTGCGTTCCAGCAGTCGCTGGCGTCTGGCCGCGACATTCTGTGTCTGCGCGACCACGATCCTGCCGTACTGCTAGGCCGCACCAAATCCAACACGCTGGAGCTACGCGAAGATGACCAAGGGCTGTATTTCTCGCTGGCGGTGCCTGATACCCAGGCTGGCCGCGATCTGCTGGCCCTGGCCGAACGTGGCGACCTGGGCGGCATGTCTTTCGGTTTTCGTGCGATAGACGACGATTGGCAAGGCGACCTGCGCGAACTGCGCCAGGTGGAATTGCATGAAGTGTCCATCGTTCAGGCATTCCCGGCCTATGAGGCCACGACCGTGGAAGCCCGCGCCCGCCGTCCGTTTGATGCCAACCGCGCCTGGCTGGAGACTGTGAAATGTTAACCAAGATGTTAAGCCGCCTGGGCTACGAGCGCCGCAGCACGAATCAAGCACCTGGGGGCGACAGCTATTGGCAGGACTTCGCGTCCCTGCGCACAGGCCCGGTAAACCCGCAGACGGCGCAAGGTGTGAGCGCCGTTTTCGCTTGCGTGGCGGCCATCAGCGAGACGGTGGCGACACTACCGCTTCACCTGTACCGCGACACCGGCACCAGCCGCGAGAAGGCCCGCAACCATCCGCTGTACCGCGTGCTTCACGACCAGCCGAACCCGGAACAGACCGCGATGGAGTTCCGCGAGATGATGACGGCATCGGTGTTGCTGCAAGGCAACGCCTTCGCCCGCATCGTGCGCGGTAGCGATGGTCAGGTGCGCGAACTGTGGCCGCTGTCGAATGTTCAGGTATTGCGCCTGGGCAATGACAAGCTGGCTTTTGAGTACACCGACCGACACGGCAAGGTTATCCGCCTGCTGGCCGATGAATGCCTATATCTGCGCCATCGCATCGGCCCGGATGGTGTGCTGGGCCTGTCGCCCATTGCCGTGGCGCGTGGCGTCATCGAGCTTGCGCAGTCCGAGCAGGAGCATGGCGTTTCCACGTTCCGCAACGCTGGCCGATTGTCCGGCGTGCTGGAAACCGCGTCGACGCTCAAGCCCGAGCAACGGCAGGCGCTGAAGGAATCCTGGCAGGCGCAGTACGGCGGCACCGGCAACGCCGGACGAACCGCAGTGCTGGAAGCTGGCCTGACGTTCAAGCCCATCAGCATGTCGCTGGAAGATAGCGAATGGTTGGCATCGCGTCAGTTTTCAGTCGAAGAGGTAGCTCGCATCTTCCGCGTTCCGCCGACGATCATTGGCGACTTGCGCAACGGCACCTACAGCAACAGCAGCGAGATGTTTCGCACCTTCGTGACGCTGACCCTGCGCCGCTGGTTGACCATGTGGGAGCAGGCCATCAGCACCAAGTGCCTGACCGAGGCCGGACGCCGGATCTACTTTGCCGAGCATTCGGTTGAAGGACTGCTGCGTGGCGACAGCACGACCCGCAGCGCGTTCTACGCATCAGGCATACAAGCGGGCTGGATGAAGCCATCTGAAGCCCGCGAGTTGGAGAACCTGCCACCCGTGGATGGTCTGGACGACATGCGCATTTCAAATGCTGATGGTGCGCCCACCACGCCCACGAAACCCTATCCAAGCAAGGAGCGCGGAGAATGAGCCGACCGACTGGACGCAACGCTGACCCCCGCCGCACGCTGCCGCTGACTAGCGCGGCATGGCGCAAGCTGAGGGCGTACATCCTGAGCGAATCGCCCCTGTGCGAACACTGTATGGACCTGGGGATGACTGTACCCGCGACCGATGTCGACCATGTGGATGGTGACCCCAGCAACAACAGCATGGCGAACCTTCAGAGCCTGTGCCATTCATGTCATTCACGCAAGACCCGGCGCGAGATGAACGGCAGTGCCGGGACATTCGGATGCGATGCGAACGGCATGCCGCTTGACCCAAATCATCCGTGGAACGTCGAAGGACGGCAGCGGAAATCACTGGAAGCTGATGGCAAATGACCGCGCCCCCAGCTTTCCTTTATCGCTAAGTGCAGATATTCCACATCATGAAAACCGAAAGACACACCCGCTCCGATAGTGCTAAGGCTGCTGTACAGGCCACGCAGAATGCTGCGCTTGGTCCGCTGCTGCCTCCTGCGCATGTCGCGCTTCCCGATGCCGCCAAGCCGTTCTGGAACGCCATCGTACTGAACCGCCCGCGTGATCGGTGGAACGATGCCGACCTGGCGCTGGCTGCCGTCATGGCCCGTGACCAAGCAGCGCTGGAGCGCTTGCAAGGCGAGCTGGACATCGAAGGCGACGTGATCGAAGGAAAACTGAACCCCAAGCACAAACTGGCCGAGACGCTGGCGCGCCGAGTGGTGTCGATGGCTCGCGCCTTGCATGTTCACGCCGAAGCTACTACCGGCCGCAGTCAGAATCAGGGCAAGGCGCTGGAGCTTGAACGGCAGGCCCGCCAGCGCCCCGACGATGACCTGATCCCGACGATGGCGACCTTGCAATGACCCGAGCCGAGAAGATCATCCGCTTCGTGGAGAGCTACTGCCGCGTGCCTGAAGGCGCGCTGGTAGGCCAGCCTTTGCGCCTGGCTGATTTTCAGAAGGACTTCATCCGCGACACCTACGACAACCCAGTGGGCACGCGCCGCGCCATCCTGAGCATTGCCCGCAAGAATGGCAAGACCGGCCTGATTGCTGGCCTGCTGCTGGCGCACCTGGTCGGCCCGGAAGCCCGCCAGAACAGCCAGATTGTCAGCGGCGCCATGAGCCGCGATCAAGCTGCCTTGGTGTTCAACCTTGCCGCCAAGATGGTCCAGCAGTCGCCGCGCCTGGTGGATCTGGTGCGTATCATCCCGAGCGGCAAGCGCCTGATCGGCCTGCCGCTGAACGTGGAGTACCGCGCCCTGGCCGCTGACGGCAGAACGGCGCACGGCCTGTCGCCGGTGCTGGCAATCCTGGACGAGATCGGCCAGGTACGCGGCCCGCAGTCCGACTTCGTGGACGCCATCACTACCAGCCAGGGGGCGCACGAAGCGCCGCTGCTGATCGCCATCAGCACGCAAGCAGCGAGCGATGCCGATCTGCTGAGTACCTGGATTGATGATGCCAAAGCCAGCGACGACCCGCGCACGGTGTGCCACGTGTACGAAGCACCGAAAGATTGCGAACTGCTGGACGAAGCCGCCTGGAAAGCCGCCAATCCCGCCCTGGGCACATTCCGCAGCCTGTCCGACCTGCGCGAACAGATGCAACAGGCCGCCCGCATGCCCAGCATGGCGAACACGGCCCGCAATCTGCTGCTGAACCAGCGCGTGAGCCTGGATAGCCCTTTTATCAGCCCGGATGTGTGGAAGGCCAACAGTGCCGATCCCGTGGCCTTCGATGGTCCGGTATTCGCCGGCTTGGATTTGTCAGCACGCACTGACCTGACGGCCCTGGTGCTGATCGGCCAGGCTGATGACGTGTGGTGCGTACAGCCGCACTTCTGGACGCCCAAGCAGGGCCTACAGGACCGCGAACGCCGCGACCGTGCCCCGTACCTTGCCTGGGCGCAGCAAGGCTTCCTGCGCGTTTGTGATGGCGCGGCAATCGACTATGAACAGGTAGCCAGCGACATGGCGGAAATCCTGGCCGACGTGGATATACAGGCCGTCGCTTTCGACCGCTGGCGCATGGACGTGCTCAAGCGTGAACTGGACCGCCTGGGCCTGGACTTCCCGCTCGTTGAATGGGGCCAAGGCTTCAAGGACATGTCCCCTGCGCTCGATGCACTGGAAGCCGCGCTGCTCAATGGCGAGGTGGCGCACGGCAATCATCCGGTGCTGACCTGGTGCGCGGCCAACGCGACGACGACGAAAGACCCAGCCGGCAATCGCAAGCTGGACAAGAGCCGCCAGACCGGCCGCATTGACGGCCTGCAAGCCATGGCAATGGCCTTTGGCGTGGCGACTCGTACCGAACAGGTCCAGGGGATTCCCGATGAGATTTTCTTTATCTGAGCGCGTGGGCAATGCCCACTTGTTCCGCGACGCCGCCGGCGCGATAGCCGGACGCGGATTAGACGGTGAGTGCCGCGTTCATGCAAAACCCCGTCAGCCGGTGGCCCTTGGATTTGGGGGCGCGACCGGCACCTATTCGATGGAGGAAATATGCGTAGCGGCGAAATGAGGCATCGGCTGTCGATCCAAGAGTATCGGTACGTCAGCCAAGACCCGGTGACCGGCGAGGTCATCTACGAGTGGGTAGAGATCGGCCACATGTGGGCCAAGGTCGAGGGCATCCAGGGCCGCGAGTTCCTGGCCGCCGCTGCCGAACAGGCTGAAACCACCTGGCGCATCATCACGCGCTACCGCACCGACATTGAGATCAGCCAGACCAAGCGGCTGGTGCTGGACGGCATGACGTTCGACATCAAAGCCAGCCTGCCCGACAACCGCCGCCGTCAGTTGGTGCTGATGGCCGAAACCGGAGTGGAAATATCGTGATTACCCTTGACCAAGCCAAAGCGCACCTGCGCATTACCCACAACGACGAAGATGCCGCCATCCAGGCCATGATCGACGCCGCAGAAGCGGCCGCCCTGGATTACCTGAACCTGGACGCCTTCGACAGCAACGGCACGCCGTCGCCGGTCCAGGCCGCCATCCTGCTGCAAGTGGGCGATCTGTACGAGAACCGCGAGCGCCAGGCCGACCGCCAGCTTTATGCCAGCCTGACCTACGAGCGCCTGCTGAACCCGTACCGGGCCATGGCCGTGTGAGTGCGGGTAGTTTTACGGGTAGCCGACCTTTACGCGATATGGAATTTTCCTATCAATCAGTGGCTTAGACGCAACATTCTATAGCCCCCGGCCACCAATACCCAAAATCCCAACCCTCATCGGTTGGGATTTTTTTTGGCTCATCGAGCATTACCGGGGAATGCGGCACGGATTTCCAGGAAGCAGTATTCGCGGA